GATGATGTCTGTGTCTGCAGAATCTAAAGTTTCTGCTGCCACAGCTTCTTCAGGCGGTTGGGGTGCTTCATCATTGGGCTTGTGATACTCAATGAATGTAGTTAACCTTTCACGAAGTCGGCCGACATCAGCTAACTCCTGTCCTTCAAAGGCACCACGTTTAGCAACGGTGTCAATAATAGCCACTGCTACTGCAAAGTCACCTAAGTTTATTTCAGGTGCAGGGCCTTTATTATTATCTACAGCTGCTGCTGCATCATAAGTGTTTTCTTCACTCATAGTTTAGTCCTCATAGGTTGATGTTTTTTCTAGCGCTATCCAATACTCAACTATTGGATTCCGATTATTAGATTTCCAACTTGATATCAATTTGTTTGATACTTGCAAGGTATAATCATCTTGAATCAATTTAAGGTTAGAAATCAAAAACTGATAGTCATAATTTCCACTTGGAACTTTAGCTGGTGTAACTTTTTTGCTCCAAGTATTTGCTGTTGGATTATTTGGATCACACACTTTTACTACAGTATCATTATCTTCTTTTGTAATAGACATAACGGGATGTCCTAATGCTGATGCTGCTCGTTTAACTTGTGCAATCTCACTTTCTGTTAAAGTCATTTCTAAATCTGCTTCTGGCATGTTGATTGTTTTTGCTGGCTGTGTAAGAATCTCAGCATTTGCAAATCGGTAAACGACTTTATCATCAGCACCTTTGATCAATACTGCATTATCAGTGAACTCTAATTCAGCACCATCAATAAGATTGAATGCAGATAGGAATTCGTTTAGATCATAGATACCGAAATCCTTGTCAAAAGTTTCATCAATGTTAGCTGAAACCATAATGTTTCTAGCTTCACTAATCGACTTTAGATTAGAACCAGCTGAAACTACAAGGTTTGGTTGAATACTTGCGAAGTTACGAAGAACTTCTATTGTTGCTTCACTTATTTTCATAATGTATCTTTTCCTTATTATTTATATTTATAAAAATTACCTGCCCCGAAGAGCAGGATTTTTTGATGAGGTTAGGTTAGGTTATTGCTTTTTGAGCAAATCTTTAAAATTGGTTACCACCTTGCATCATCATTAGGGTCAATTCGACCTTCATGAGAGTAAGGATTATCCTCATCTTCGTTTCCAAAGTTTGCATCCTCATCTATCTTAGTGTAGAGGTCGAGGAATGCAGCTCGTGTTTCTTCATCGAACCTTGAGATACAAAGGTCGATTGATTTCATTCTGTCATCAAATATTGCGTATGTTTTAGTTATGTGACACAAACGTCTAGTGGAAACAACATCTTCGACACCATCGGCTTCGAAGGTTTTTCTAATAACATTTGACCATGCAATCAATTTATCTAGAAACTCTTCATCTACTTTATCAAACTTTTTCATGTGAGCCAAGACGATTTTTTTCTCAATCGTTGGTTTTGGAAATGGCTGATCTATTGCAGCTACGAATCGTTCTAGGAACGCATCATCGATAATTGTTGCTGCTGTGTATCGACCATCAGATGAACCACGACCTTTTGTATTTGCTGTGGCTATCACATTAAAACCTTCTTTAGGTTTGATTACCTCGCCAGTCTTTTTAAGAAGAACGGGGTTACCCTCAAGTATACCTTGAAGACACATGATCTTATTAGTAGCACGGTCAATCTCGTCAATCAGAAGAATACAACCTCTTTCCATGGCTTTAATAACTGGCCCCTTTTGGAAAACAGTTTCACCATTGATCAATCGGAAACCACCAATCAAATCATCTTCATCCGTTTCGGGAGATATCTGTGCTCTGACATATTCTCTGCCAGTCTTAGCACATGCTTGTTCAACCATCATAGTTTTACCATTACCCGAAGGGCCTGAGATGTAGACGGGAAAAAACATTTTAGATTTAATAATCTTTTGGATTGTATTAAACTCTCCCCACTTCACATATTCGGGAAGTTTTTCGGGAACATAAATTTCATCATCGACAACTGAAGCAACTGATCGTAGTTGCACTGTTGGCTTTTGTAAATTCATAACTGGCTCTACAGCATTTTCTTCAACATTTGGAAACTTATAGTAACCACGTTTCTCTGCTGGAACCATTGACTTGTAAACAACATTCTTACCTTCACGATCTGTCATACCATAATCACTAGCAGTTTTATAAACCACAGAACGCTTTACAGATTTTCCACCGAAGTGGGCTTTTAGAACATCAGTGTTCTTTTTCAATATTTCTTTTTTACTCATAATTTAACCTTTCCTAACTTTCATACCTATATTATTATCTAAATTTAACCCAATGTAAAGAATAAAATGCATCTAATTTCACTTTTTTTATGCCACCATTTCTGCAAATTTTTCAAGAAGTATTCTAGTATTCCTAGAAGAACTTTTGTTTTTAGCAAACTCTTTAGCTAGTTTCTTTTGAGAACTAGCTGATTCAGCCATGCTCAATCCTTTTTTGTCTGTAATGTTGGGATTGAATTCCTCTTCTTCTACTGTTACTTGTGTATTAGAATCCATGAAGAAGTATGAATCGTATCCTCTAAAATCTTTTATTTCAAGGTGTTTTTCTTTTTTGTATTTTTTCATAAGTTCTTTTCTTTCTTCAAAACGACCTCTACTGTAGAGTTGATGATTAACGTCACTACTGTTATTTGGAATGTAAAAACCAATCATAGTTACATCTTTTAATTCACCAATTGCTTTTACAATTTGCTCAGTTTGTTGTCTACCATGTTTTCTAATAGTCACTTTTTTGTTTTTGTGTTTTAAAGTAAGATCGTAATAAACGTGTCTATCACCACAAAGTCCTGCTGGATGACTATCGCCATCACTTAATGTAATCAACATTAATTTTTGAATTGGATTCTCTGCTCTAAATTTATCAATCAAATGAATAGAAGCTAATAGAGTTGAGTTTAATGGAGTCCCACCAAAGTGTTCACTCTCACCACGAAACCAAGGGTCTTCATGATGATCAAACCGATCTGCAATCAACCAAAGAAATTTTCTGTAATATATCTTTTCTTTCTTTTTCATTTTACTTGAAAGAGGATTTGTTATTCTCACACCATGTAATGATATTTCATCTTTGAAACCAAAATCAGATTCGTTGCCCCAATACCCACAATCAGTAAAACTATAAACTTCATAAGGTATTCCAACTTTATCACAGAACTCAGTTAAGAGAAGTGTTTGTTTCATAACACCACCAATCGTACCGTGCATCGAGCCAGAGTAGTCAATGAAGAAAATCATTCCGTGAGATTTAGCATCTGCTAGATTAGTTATTGAAGCAAAGATGTTATCATCATACTTGTAAGAATGAATTCTATTCACATCAAGTTTTCCCGAACGAGACACTTGAGCTCTTGAGTATTGATACGCTGATTTCTTTCTTTCAAACTCACGAACTAAAGTTGCAACTTTTTTTGAAGTTTCTTTTTTAAATTTTAAATATCTTTCAGAAGGAACATAATCATAATATTCGTTTAAATCGTAATCGTAGTGTCGTACACCCTCTTCAAAAACTTCCTCAAAAGTTTTTTCACGACTTGCTAGTGCTACTTTACGTTCTTCGTCTAAATCCTTGTAATTTACTAAAACTTTTTTTAGAGATTTTTTAGTTGGGAACATAGCATAAACATCACGATTAGGATTGCTTGCTAATTTATCAACTTGTTCTTTTTCAAGTGATTCGTCAAACTTTCTTTGAGTGCTTGATTCAAAAGATGAAACGGGCTCTTCGGGAGCTTCATTTCCTGCACTTGAAACATTCTCACTATCGTCTTCTTCAGCTTCTGTACCGTCATCTTGAAAGTCATCATCGTGGCCAGATAAATCTTTTGATTCATTTTCTAATTCTTCTAAAGCTTTTGCAAAATCTTCATCAGTAATATCATCGTTGCCTCCACCCATTGGTGGTGTTTCGTCTTCATTGTTATCGGGAACATTTGGCTCGTTATGTTCGAACTCTTCTTGTTTACCTTCTTTTTCTTCTTTTTCTTCTTCCAAACGATCAACAATCTTTTGGTAAATTTTCATAACATCGTCAAATGTTTCTGCTGCATAACATTCATTGTAAAGTTCTAACTCTTCATCACTCAAAGGAACATCAACAATCTTGCCAACTTTTGCATGAAGATTAAGTCTGTCTAAAAAGTTTAAGTTTGCTACCTCATCTTCGTCAACACCGAAGAATCCGTCAGCCCATAACTCAGTGTAACCTTCTTTGAAATAACGAGGTAAGCCAGGATATGTCTTTTGAATCATTCTTTCGATTCGAACATCTTCTACAATATTAATAACGTCAAAGTGTGGCATACCTTTTACATGCTCTAATTCTTCGAGAGGAGTATAAAGTGCGTGACCAACTTCGTGACCAAGTAACATATCGTAAACTGATTTTGATTTATCAGACCAATCTGGCAAACCTAAGACACGGTTTTTAACATCGAAAAATGCTGTCTTATAATTACCGTGGTTGATTGTGATGTCTTCACGAGCCAGGAGTTTTCCTAGTGCTGAACGATGTTCTTT